CTATTTTAGCACCTTTGAATTAACATTTCTCTTGAAAACGAAGTACCCGATTGACGCAATTAACGCCAATCCAAAAGGCGGAAAGAGAAAAACCAGTAGATTAAATACGTTATATCCAAATGAAATTATGTAATTGAGCACATCAACTGTTACAGGAACAACAATAAAAAACATCAGACCCATCAGTAGTATCCATACAATCTTCTTTGCCTCTTTATATGCTTGCCAATCACCTATTACTTGATAAAGAAATTTATAAAAACCTAATTCATACAAAAAAGCTCCTAAGGTAACAAATGTCATTGCACTATAAAATAGACGCTGAAAAATTGATGGCTCTGATATTGGTGTAATGGACTGCCATTCAAATGCTTGCCCTAAAGCAAAATGCCAAGTTGAAAGTGAAAAGAGGAAGATTATCGCAAAAGCACTTGTGTTGAGTGTTTCTTTTATAAACTTTTTAATTTCTTGTTGATGCCATTTCATGATTCTAATAATTTCACTAGATCTTCGTCTTTTTCGTAGACCCGTACCCTCCCAGACAACACACCAAGACGATATGAGACACCCTCAGTCATCAATCTCCAATTTGTAGAGCTTAGCACTTTATTTAATAGCTTCTTGAGCTTTAACGAACTCTGCCGTTCATTATCAGTCTCTAACTCTTCCAAAGAAAAGCTCAGCGAGACAATATGACCGAGGTCAGGTTTCTCAAAATTGATATTTAGATATTTCTCATCATCCAGTGCTTTTGTAATTAGTTCCTTAACCTGAGGAACGGTTAGTTTCTGTATTTTTGCAGCTTCTTCATATAGGTCTTTTTTCTGCTCTTTTTCCTCCATTTTATCCACCACCTCTTTCATGAAATCAAAATTTCTTTTAGCCTCCTGTGCCTCAAAGAGTGTCTGTCCTGCTAAACAAAAGCGGGATCTATCGTATTCAAATTTCGGATCATCATCTTCACTGTCTGAAGATAGCTCCAACGTATCAACCTGTTCATGCCTACAAGAAGCACATTTGTATGTGGTTTTTATATTATCTTTGGTTAACTTTTCTCTCACAACCTCGACTTCTGCATCACACTTCTCACAAAGATGCGGTTTTGGAATATATAGCTCGCCATCATCATAGATAGCTTTACGCTTTTTGCACTCTTGGGGGCAATCAAAGAAAAATAGCACCCTATCTTTATCATCCAAATCCCAAAGATGCTTGTCGCTAAACTTCATTCGGGAGTAGCAGGTATCGCAAAAAATATTTTCAGGTACACGAGCGTTTTCAAGCTGCCGATCTCTCTTCTCATCTTGATCCATCCATTTTTGTATAGTTGCTTCCTTTTTGTCGTACCAGTGAAGTGTCAAAAATATCTTTTCAATGCTCCACGCATAATCATTTATACCCCTAATCATTTTGCGTTCTTGTTCTGTTTTATCTTTTTGTGAGTCAGCGTAATTCAAATGAAAATTTTCATGCCATCGGCAATCTTTAATTGTCATTTGATCATAACGATCTATGTATTCTTGACGTTCTTTGAGGTAGGACATTTATTTTAAAAGATACTTCAAAACATGAGGGTCTTGAATTCGAATACCCATCGCCTGCTCACTAACCATGTATGCTTCTGCCAAACGAGGAATCGTGCATCCATGAATCTTTATGTCGTTTTTCAAAAAGTCTAGAGGCATGAGTAATTCCGATGCAAAAATATTTGCTTCTTTTTCTTCAGTCTCAGTAACTGAACCCTCATCAATTATGTTATGCCCTAGTAGTAAGTGGCCAATTTCGTGAGCAACTGTAAATCGTTGTCGGTGTATGTGGTGTGTTGAGTTGTATGCAATGGCAGAAAGGTCCTGCTCTTGAATTAAAAAACCAGAGACATGATTCTCTAGTTCTAGACCATCAACAGATTTAAGATCGTAATCTTTTTCAAGAGTTGGAATAAGTTCATTTATATAAACAGGTGCCTTTGTGACCTTTGCCCGCTTAAGAAGCGTCCGAGCTAACTTACGCGCACTACCTACACGCACCCCTAATATCTCATCTCTTGTTGTTTTTAACATAATTATAATAATCAAGAATCTTCGCTTTATCGTCCTTAGATAAAGACTTATCAGCTCTGAGTGCGTAGGAAAAATCTGTAGCAACTGATTCCTCACCAACAAGATCTGAAACAGTAACGCCTAAGGCAAGGGCTAGTTTCGGCAAATCATTAGCATCAATACTTCTTGCATTGCTCTCAATCAAGGAGATCGCTGTCCCTGTTTTATAGCCAAGCTTTTCAGCCACTTCCTGTTGAGACAAACCCGCCGCTAATCGGAAGCGTTTAATTGAAGCACCTAAATCATTTTTACCTGTTGACATTTTCATTTTGTTATATTGGACTTTACAATCTGTTTGACCAGACTTTTCAATTTGTTATTATATACGTAACGACTTGATACGGTTATCATAGCATCTAATCAGGGATATGTGAACACTTCTTCCACAACACTACATCCCCCACGGACGCACCAATGATATCGAGTAAAGCCGGATTATTAGCAAGATAAGAAATAACTGCGATGTCATATTTCCGAATCTGGAAGGATACTCAAGGAAAGTACCGACTTACCCTCCGTGGAGGCAATAACGAGGTCATTTTCACCACTGAGGGGTACAACACTAAAGCTGGCCTTCTCAATGCGAAGCGAGTGATCACTTCAACTACTGAGCTAACGAGAGTTGTAGACGCTACACTCACAAGTCTTAGTCGATAAGTTACATTATTAAATAAGTTTTAGTTACCGCCTATGGCAAAAGGAAACTCAAACAAAGTCACGAGCGCAAAGGCTGCTCGATCAGCGAGCAAGGTTTTGCGAGATGGTCGTACCAGCTCTCACTCGAAAACTGCAGCTGGAAGCGCTCTTTCTCAAAAGCCTTCGAAGCGTCGCAAGTAACGACTTGCTCAGTAAAACGACCTAACGGTCGTTTTACCATTTGTGAATTAACCTGATATAATTTCAACATGGAGGTCACTTTCAAAAAGCTCAAACTAACTTCGCTAACCTTCCCCACAAGGAAGCTTCGCAATAAGTCTGAGGAAAATTGGGTGGCATCCGAAGAACAAAGGCTGTTCTTAGAAAAGCAGTCAGTAGTACTCGACGGATCAGACGGTGATGTTTCTATCAAATATAAAGTCCCCGACTATTTCAATAAATTAGTCCGCGACGGAAAAGTTGATACTAAAGGTATTTTTTACCCAACCGAAACAGATCCAGAGATTGAAGCTTTACTGGACCTATCGGCCCAAAAGAAGCTAGGTGGTAAGCGTTGGCAAGACGCTTCTGCTATCGAACTACTTGAAGCAGGACTCCTTTTCTAAAAGCAGTTACAGAAATCAAGCCGCTTAATTTTTAACCCGCCTGATTTCATACAGAAAGCCTGAATACATCAGATTTATTTGATGTATTGAGTCTTCGTATGAAGTCAGGCTTTTTGTTTGCTTTGTTTTTATTAACAACTAAACAAATAATGTTATGGCTAAAAAACTAGAGTGGAGTACGCAGAAACGTAAAGTAGATGATCTTGTCCCCTACGAGAAGAACCCTCGCACTATAAGTCCTATTCAGCTAGAGAAGCTGAAAAAGAGTCTGAGTAAATTCAACTTAGTAGAGATTCCAGCTATCGACACTACAGGTCGAGTGATTGCAGGACACCAACGTCTTAAGGTATTGCAGTTGCTAGGTCGTGGCGATGAAGAGATTGATGTCCGAGTTCCTAATCGAAAGCTGACTGAAAAAGAATTTGAGCAGTATCTCATTTCGTCAAATAAGTTGGGCGGAGACTGGGACCTCGACGCTTTAAAGAGCTTCGATATTGATCTCCTGACAGAGGCTGGCTTTGACACTATCGAGCTAGCTGACTTCTGGGACACAGACAAACATAATGAGAATGATGAGTTTGATGAAGAAAAAGTACTCAAGGAAATTAAGACAACCGATATCAAACGTGGTGACTTGTTAATTCTAGGTAAACACAAAATTCTTTGTGGCGACTCTACTGATTCGAAAGCAGTTCAAGCCCTCTTTAATGGAGAGAAGACCAGCATGATCTATTCGGACCCTCCATACAACATTAACCTCGACTACAACAAAGGGGTCGGAAATCGTGCCAACTATGGTGGTAACGTACAAGACAATAAGAGTCCTGACGACTACAAGTCTTTTATTCGCAAGACACTTGAAGCAGGGTTATCTGTTTCGACCCCTAATGTTCACATCTTCTATTGGTGTGATGAGGCATGGACATGGATTTTTCAGACCCTATATAACGAGTTGGGTATCAAGAATCGTCGCCTGAATATATGGCTTAAGAATAACGCCAGCCCTACTCCGACTGTCGCCTTTAACAAAGCGATCGAATTCTGTGTCTACGGGACAAAAGGATCTCCCTATCTCGCTAAGAAGATGAGCAATTGCACAGAGATAATGAATGCTGAGGTTGCGGTTGGAAATGATCTCGTTGATACGGTGAGCAACATTTGGGCAGCCAAACGAATAAAAATTAGTGAGTACGAACACCCCACCTCTAAACCACCAAGCCTACACGAAAAAGCGATTAAACGTTGTACGAAACCGAACGACATTATCCTCGACTCCTTCTCGGGATCAGCCAGTACGCTTGTTTGTGCTGAGGGTCTCAATCGTCGTGTCTACTCCCTTGAAGCAGAACCTATTTTCTGCGAACTCGCTCGTCGTCGATACGAAAAACTAACAGGACATAAAGTAGAGGTAATCAAAAACTACTATGAAGAAGGCAACGCATAAGGACCAGTTTTTGGATGAACTGCGACGTATACCAGTCGTTCAGGTTGCGTGTGAAAAAACGGGATTGTCTCGAAACACAATCTACCGCTGGAAACGTGAGGACAAGGACTTCGCCGAGTCTTTTGATAAAGCAGTTCTAGAAGGAATAGCGTTCGTAAACGACATGAGCGAGAGCCAACTACTGCAACTGATTAAAGAAAAGAAATTCTCGGCACTTCGCTTTTGGCTTATCAATCACCATGAGCGGTTTTCAAGTAAGTCACTCAGTAGTAAAGGCACTAAGAAAAGTGAGTTGAGTGACGAACAAAAACAAGTTATCAGTCAGGCACTCGCATACGCCAAAGTAACCAAGAAAGACCATGAATCAACTTCCTCTTGAGTTACTTAACAGGATCATTACGGATCCTAATATTCGCCGTGAAGTGACCAAGCGAAGTCATGGGTACTTTATGCCTGTGTACTTTAGTGAGTACCTGAAATTCCCGAGTGCCAGCTTCCACTCCGAAATGATTGAATTAACTGAACGAACTGACATTAAGCTAGTAGTCCTAGTTGCCTTTAGAGGATCAGCCAAATCAACCATCTTCTCCCTCTCATACCCCATCTGGTCAATTCTAGGTCAGCAACAGAAAAAGTTCGTGTTGCTTATTTCTCGTACGCAACCACAAGCAAGACAGCTCCTACAGAACATTAAGATTGAGCTTGAACGTAACGGACTACTCCTTGAAGATATGGGACCGTTTCAAGAGCCACAAGACGAATGGCGGTCTTCGTCGATAGTAATACCACAATACGATGCTCGAATTACTGTTCTGTCGGCAGATCAGAGTATGCGTGGACTACGTCACAAGAGTCACCGCCCTGACTTGATAATCTGTGATGACATCGAAGATATAAACTCTACCAAGACTCAAGAAGGTCGAGATAAGACGTTTAATTGGTTTACCAGTGAAATTATTCCCGCAGGAGACCTCGGAACAAAGATAATTTTGATCGGTAACCTTGTACACGAAGATTCGCTAATTATGCGACTGCGAGAAAAGATTGAACATAAAGAAGTTGATGGGATATTTAAAGCGTATCCACTGGTTAATTCTCACGGCGATTGCTTGTGGCCTGAAAAGTTTCCTACACCAGAGTCTCTTGAAGCACTTAAGCGTGAAGTGATGAGTAATAAAGCGTGGGAGCGTGAGTATCTACTGAGACTTATTCCTGATGACGGTCAGATTATTGATCCACTTTGGATTCGTCATTATCACTACATACCCAAAGATATGCACCAACTCGGCATTTATGTTGGGGTTGATTTAGCTATCTCTAAAGGGATGCAAGCTGACTATACCGCCATGGTTCCTGTATTGGCTTGTGAGAAGAACCAAAAACTCTACTTGTACATCCTCCCTGAAATTGTCCATAAACGAATGAACTTTCCTGAAACTTGCCAAGAAATAAGATTATTGGAATTTAGACTTAAATCAAAGTACCAACTGGATGTGACATTTATTATTGAAAGTGTCGCTTACCAAGAAGCTATCGTGCAACAGCTCAAAGAGAACGGTATTGAAGTTACCGGAGTAAAGCCCTTAGGGGATAAGCGTGAACGATTAAGCTTAACCGCTACCCCACTCAGTGAGGGTCAGATCTGGTTTCCATTTGGTAACTCGTCAAAGCTAGAGCAAGAGATGATTCACTTTGGTGTTGAAAAACATGACGATCTTGCCGATGCGTTTTCAATAGTCACCCTTGATGTCTTAGTAAATCGAAAGCCACGGAAGCGAGGTATCTTATTTGGTTAATTGCCTACAGCGTTACGATATCTCCATCTGGTGTATAAACTTGCCCTTCTTCTAACACAGGGTCAGGTTCGTCGTTATTAAGTTCAATATGCAGTTCAATGAGATCTGTTAAGTTATCTAATTTCATGATGCGAGTATGCGACGTTTCCACTAGCCTGCATAGCTTTGCAAGATTTATGGTTCTGTCATTAATTAAGCTATGGAAACGCAGATGATAAGCAATTTTGGGGTTATGACGGCTATTCCAGCCATACCTGTAAAGTATGTACTGTACGCTCGAAAATCGACTGAACAAGATGAGAAACAAGCCCTATCAATAGACTCTCAGGTAAAGGAAATGCTAGCAATTGCGGAGCGTGAAAACTTAGAAATAGTTGATATACGTCGGGAGGCACACTCAGCAAAAGATTCGGGGCAACGACCTGTATTTAAGGAAATACTAGAAGATCTTAGACGAGAACGATTTAATGGAATAATCGTTTGGCATCCAGATCGACTAAGTCGTAACGCTGGCGACCTAGGTTCACTAGTTGATCTCATGGATCAGAAATCACTTGTACAGATACGAACTCACGGACAAACATTCACCAATACTCCGAGTGAGAAGTTTCTGCTCATGATTCTCTGCTCGCAAGCAAAGCTCGAAAACGACAATAAAAGTATCAATGTGAAGCGAGGACTCAAAACCCGAGTCGAGATGGGTTTATGGCCTGCACCAGCCCCTACTGGTTACTTAAAGGAAAAACGAATGGACCGTAAATGTGAGTCGTTAATTGATCCTGCTCGAGGTGTCGTCATCAAACAAATGTTTGAGAAAGTAGCATATGAAAAGTGGAGTGGTCGCAAACTACATAACTGGCTTAAGTTTGACCTAAACTTCAAAACCGCTCAAGGCAATAAACATCTCAGTTTGGGAAATGTATTTCGTATTCTGGAAAATCCATTTTATTACGGTGTATTTGAATACCCTGTTAAGAGTGGTAATTGGTACCAAGGTAAACACAAACCACTAATTACCAAGCAACTCTATGATGACACCCAAGCTCAGCTTAAAGGAAATACATTAAAGACACGACAAGAAAAAGAGTTTGCTTTTACTAAGCTCATGAAATGTGGATTATGTGGTTCTGGAATAACAGCAGATGAGAAATACAAAAAGCTAAAAAGTGGTGAGGTGAACACTCATGTTTACTATGGATGCACTAAGACTAAGGACAGGAATTGTAAATGTGGCTACATCAACGAGACCGATTTAATCAAGCAACTGCAAAAACTAGTTGATAAAATTAACTTAAATGAATTGCTCTTAAAAAAGAAGATTGAACATGAAGTAATGAGATATAAAAAATTTCAAAAGTCTTTATTAGGTCACGACACTAATGTGGCAGTCTCAGATATTGATATAAGGAATTATGTAAAGTTTATACTTGGAGATGGAGAGGTAGAAGAAAAAAGAAATATTCTTACCAGTTTCAAAAATGAAATCCACTTAAATCATAAGGAAGTTATCTTAAAATAAAATTTATATTTTAATAGTATATTCACCGGTATTTAATTTCTGAGTAATATCTTTAATACAGTCGTTATATATTCCAAGAACCTCACCCTTCAAAGGTTCATCTTTAATACTTAAAAGAGCTTCTTTTATATTTTGATCCAATCCTTCTATGTCGTCAGAAGTTTTGATTTCAACGCTGTCTTCATTCCTCAATAAAAACCATTCCTTATCAGTACCTTTGTTTTTATCAAGATCCTCTAAATCAGACTGTGTCATTTTTGGGAATAGGTAGTAAAACTTTTTATTATAAAAATAGTATTTTGTTAAGAACATCTCACCAACAGCTATATGGCCTGCTCTCTGTGAGCTATCTGTAAAATTTCTTCTGCTTCTTCCAGCATATTTGATAATATAGTCTTTTTTAATTATGGTTGATCTTTTTTCGGCAAAAACATTCCAATCGCTGCCGTAAGTAGACTTAAACTTTTCATTAAAAATATCAAACATTTTTTGTTTATATTTCTCGATGTATTCATTAAGTTTTTCCTTATCGCCAGACAACTGTAGTAAATCTTTTACTACAGACAAATCATCAATGATGAGATATTCACCTTTCTCAACCTTTGAGGCGTTGTAAGCCATCCCAAACAAATCTGGCTGTATCTTTTCTATACCTTTCTTTAGATAATATACTCCAATGACACCACTCTTTACGGCGCCTAAAGCGTGATGGAATCTCTGATACTGAGCATTACCTGAAGATTTCCTATTCAAAGCATCAGTTCCCTCGAGTGCTATAAATGGTTTTTTATCTACAATCACGTTGTTAAATCCATCTTTCCATTCCTCATCCATATACCAACATGCATCGCACGATCCATATGAGACACCATTAACCCCAAAAGTTAAACCTCCATCCGCAAAGAGCATCTGATCATCACGACTACTTTCCGGAAAAATTCTTAATTTAATTTCGCCATGTTTATGACCAAGAGTATCAATTATTTCACGCTTAATTATCTCGTCGCTTGATTGAGCCATAGACTATATTTTTTTAATTACTTGAAGTATCTCGTTTATCTCTAATGACTGTAGCATACTGATCAAATCTGCTTCGCTATTTAATCTAGACCCAGTTCTGTTAAAAGAAAACTCATTTAACTCATCATTACTAAAATTTGAAATCAAATAAAATTTAATGTACATGAGCAACCATTTTCTATATTCCTTCTCAGAGTACTTCTTGTCTGTAGAATATTTTTTCAGAGGTGCTGTCACCTTTAGTTTGTATGTATCATCTAAGGTAACTAAACCAAACTCTTCGCTTGCTGGGCTTGTCTTTGATGGATGAATTTCATAACCATCATGATATAAACCAGTTTCTAGGTATTTATAGAGTTGTTTAGTCATCATTGATGTCCCAGTTTTTGCCTCACCAACAATCATATCCTCATTATTTACTGAAGCTGAATCGCTATCAAAATCTTTAAAAACTCTGATCAGTGATAATTCAATAATATGAAAACCAGAGGCAGACAGAAAGCCAAAATCATGAATCACTTTAATTGCATCAGATAGTCCATACCCAGCAAAGTCGGGAGAGCCTAATGAATGTGCGAGCGGAACCTGATTTTCAACTATAAAACCTTTATTTTTAAAGTATTCCGCAGTCAAAAATTCCATAAAAGGTTCCATGCCATTACCTTTTTTACTTATTTCGATTCTTTGGATTATATAATTTTGTGGATCTTTAATCGTCTTAAACTTCTCTTCTAAAAATGAAGTTAGCTCACTTTCTGTATTAAATTCAATTGGTACTATGAATTTATCACCATTAAATAAGTGCGGTTTTGCAGTAGATAGTATAAACGGTGTATTTTTTAGAACTCCATTATCAAATATTCCAGTAACAAATTTATAGTCAAAAGCGTTATAGAAAAGCTTTAGTAAACCTTTAGGCGTAAACGGATATACTGGATTTTCCAAGTAGCCTGATCCTGTAATGGCGCTATATAGAAATGCGTCTCGGGGAGGCATTTTAATAGCCTTTCCTAGCTCAGTATCTACCACTTCATATTCGAAGTTAGTTTGAAATATCTTGAAATAATCTTGTTTGTAAATTTCCATATTGTTTATTATCGATACTGTCCTTAAACATATTTATTATCTTTTCAACATTTAACTTCTCATAATCACAAATTGTGTGACCGTCAAAAATTCTAATCAAAATTGAAGCAACAAATAAATCATATGCTTTATTAAGATTAAAAAGTGTGGATTCTGACTGACCCAAGGCACTAATGATCTCATCCACTAATTCATTAGGATATACCTCTTTTATGCTTTTGTTAACTTTTTTCTTTGTATTCCTAAATGTTACATAAAAATCAGATTTTGGCGAGAATTTTGACCAATTTTTATTGTAAGGACTTCCAAAAGTGTCATAGGATGAAACATCAACTAGAGTCATTCCTGTTTCCTTAATTAGCTCAGCAAAAGCAATCCATATTTTTAAGTCTTTATTTTGAAATGCCAAAGTAAAATAAGCATTCTTTTTAAGTACTCTATCAACTTCGCCAACAAACTTTTCTAATTGGTCTTTGTACTCTGAAAATCCCTTATTTTGTACAGGATTAATAATAACTTCACTTTCAATCTCAAACTCCTTGTCTAACCAACAATTCCATATATATGATAATTCCGAATACTGTATCGTGTCACCATAAGGAGGGTCTGTTATAAGATAATCAATCGACAAGTTATCAACTTCATCCATCTTCAGAGAAGACTTGTTAAGAACATTATAATTACCCACTTTTGGAACGTCACTATTGTTAGCTCTATTTGTTACAGTATTCTTTGCAACTTTTACATTATTAAGCCTATCAACATATCTCCACCAAACATTTTCTTCAATGTAATCATCAGGTATCCAAAAATTATTAACGCCCAAAGGTCGTACACTTTCAGCTTTTAGTTTACTTACATGGAGGAGTGTATTGGTAAAAGCAAGCATGAGTAAATCCTTTTCCTTAGTATCAATTTTTTGAATTGCTTCGTGGAGAAGAGCTAAAGCTAAAAGATTACGTTTTGTAAACATATCTGAAACTTTTGAAACCCCTTTGTAAGAAAAACGATCCTTGTAAAACTTCTCAGGAAATTTTTTATCAGGATACATGATATTTTTTGGCATCTTTACCTTAGGATTTAAAAATGTATCTTCAAGAACTACCTTGGATTTGTTTTTAAATAACTTATTTGCAGTTACTGCATTATGATCAGCTTTGTTTTTATGACCAAGTATTGTATATAGAACATACTCATCATCATTTACATAATATAAATCCATTATTTTATTACCAACCTCACTTTCTATTATTTCTAGGGCATTAACTAAACCAGCGTCACTATATTCAATATCCATTGTGTTTTGCGCCAAAAAGACAGCGAATGGATTAAGGTCATATCCAACGAAGTTTCTGCCACCCAAGACTGCTTCTAATCCTATTATTCCACTACCACAAAAGGGATCTAGTACTATGTCATCCTTCTTTGAATAAGTGTTTATGTATTCTTTTACAATAAACCAAGGCTTACGTGACCAATATTTATGAAGTTTTGCTACTCTTGAAAAACTACGATCATATTGAATATCGTTTACATCTACCAGATTTTCAATTACTTGCTGTAGGGAGACTGACATTTATTTCTTTTGAAAAATTAAACAGTAATGATGCAAAATATTACTTGTCCAAGCAGAAGGATAGCCATATGGTGCAAGCCCTACTTTATCTTGGATCCATAATTTCTCATCTTTTAATTCATACTTTTCAGACAATATTTTTGCAAGGTCCCATGCTAATGGATAAAACTTACCATCTTTTTTTACATTCTTAACAATTACAACCAAATATCCTCTATTTTTAAGAATATCAAAAATATCAAAATATACTTGAGCTGTTTTTTTCAAAAATAATTCGTAATCCTCAATATTTCCAAGATCTGTTTCCTTATCAGAATAATTATGATCAAGTCCTTTTTTATCTCTCTTATCTTTGAAATCTTTTGTACTACGATTGAGCACGTCCCAATAAGGAGGTGATGAGATTGAGAAAGTTATTTCTGGTATTTTGAGTTTTCTAATATTTTCTGCGCTGTCATTAAAAATATTTTTCTTAAACTCTGGGGTTCTTTTTATTGAGACATCGTAGTATTTTTTATTTAATTCAACACCATAAGCAATCCGTCCTGTTCTTTTACAAGCAACGGCTGTACTTCCTATGCCCATGAAAGGATCAAAAACGATATCCCCAGCTTTCGTGAAGAAATTTACAAACCCTTCAATCATTGTAGGGGAATACGTTGCCGGGTGATCAGATGAGTCAGGGGCGACTTCCTTTTCTTCCTTTAGATCTTTTGCTAAGGCATTGAAAATAAACCAACTGCAGGTGAACTTGATCCATTCTTTACCAGTCAATTCATTTAGTGGATTACCAAGATCATAAGCACCCTCTTCTGGATTTAACAAAAGTGCTTTCGCTGACTCTACACTTCCCCCTGGATTATATAAAGCAACGTCCTTCCAATTATCTAAAAAACGTTTAGGAATTTTTAGATTTTTGTCCTTAAAGAGCTTTGCTAGTTTCACTTTAGCTAGCTTATTATTCTCAGCATTTTCATCTGGAACAACTTTCTTATTTTCCTTATAATAGAAATAATATTTCATAATTTTTCAGTACTGTGTTTTTCCAAAAATAAATTGAACTCTTCTTTTCTTATTCTAAATTCCTTACCAAACTTATAGGCTTTTAGTTTCCCAGATTTTATATAACGATAAATAGTCATTACATTAACATCCAATGTAACTGCCAAATCATCCGCTTTCAAAAATTCTTTATCGTCAGATGCTGTCATAAATAACTTCCGTTATCACCTATTGATGTTATCACGAGTCACTTTACAATAGTTTACAGTTACCAACATTTACTACTTATTTTCGATTTACATTACATAATTTTGATATGTCCAACAAAAAAACACCCCCTTGGGTGATTTTTGTTCTGGATTAGCCTGCGGCTTCTTCTATGACTGTATAGTGCCTCGAGCTAGCTGTGAGAGCGTCATTTTGACGCTTCTCGTGCTAGCTGTCAGTTGCTGACTGTCGTGGTCCAGAACTTGTGTAGCAAGACACCATAAGGGTATTACTCACTCCCTTCTACTCCTTATGAGAGCCGTCTCGGTCTCTAGGGTCATTTTCTGAATGATACAAATGAGACACAAAACACCCGTCTCGGTCTCTGTCTCATTTGCGCTTTCGACGACACCACTCGTACTACTGATACACGCAGAGATTATTAAAAATTGGGTACAACACCTCAAACAACTGACCTAAGATGAGTCCCATAAACGACGCGTACAGAACCAGAATTATGTACGAGTCCTTACCTTCATTTGCATTACGAAATGATTGCAGAACTCCTACTTTATCAAACTCACGCTTTGCATTAGCATCACCAAAAAGTTCTCGATACAAACGCACTCCGAAGGTGATACCGATAAAGATAATACTGATACCAATCAGACTTTGCAGAGAATCATCTGCAACTCTACGAGTAATATCCAAAGCACAATACGATTGGGCAATAAAGAGAATCAGAGATAGCCCTGCTCCAATAACCATGAGTGACCTGAACACCGCGAGAGCGGCGAGCGACCATGTAAATAAAGTGAGAAACATCAATCCAATTACCGAGAAAGCGACGAAGAACATTCTCATTTGTGCTTCCCAGTGGATGAATGCGAAAGAGACTGCAACTGCTGTCACTAGATACAGAGAAAATAGCATAGCAAATCTCTTATCCGTTCGTACTTTATTAATAACTGTTTTAAGACGTTTGAACATGTTTATTGCGCCTCATCTACTAACTTCTTTAGTCCCCAGAATGGGCTACCACCCTCTCGAACAAGTTGGTCTATAAGATCAATCGTATCTGCTTTAGTATTCGAGTTGCTAAGCAAGTTCTTGAACACATCGAACCATTCTCGATCGACGTAGTATGGGCGACGTTGGTGTCCCGCTTTAATACCGCCATCCACAAAGAATAGTTTTGTGATTCTAAGCATATCCTCTGGTGCAACGAGAGATAGTTCAACACTGATCTGCGACAGGCCGTAATCCCAATCAAACACACCCTTTGTATTCTCGAGAGTCTTACGAATACGCTCTGCGAGCCACGCAGGTTCAAACAAGCTTTTCTTTAGGTTTGACCAAAAGCCAAACTCTTCGAATAGCTCTGGTTCATTTTGTGTATCGAGTGCCCAATCCCAAAATGTCTTAAGGAGGTCTTTGACCGATGGATTATTCTTGAGGTGCTCGTTTATCTGGGCATTGTCACCTGAAACGACGCTTCGACCAATGAAACTGATGAACTCCTTTCGCTGTTCTAGCGAACCCTTCTCCCAAAATAACTTAAAGAGTGGGTGCTCAAAACGAGCGTCTTCGTAGTGAACAAACGCCAGAGCCACATGAGTTGCAATTCCTTCATCAGGCTCACGGAAATATCGACGTGTTTTTTCAATTTGCGTGTCACCAACCCCTCGTAAATACAATTTTGACAAGAAAGAGTCCGTGAACATTTCACGGTAAAGATTATTGGCAAGGAATCCTTCCCAAGCCGCTAGATACAAGTGATACTTCTCCTGGGTATCAGGGAAAATCTTTGGAAGTATTGTCTGTGTCCATGCAGTATCACGGAAGTAGAATTGCGGTAGATAATGACCGAACATGAACATAATTGCTCGTGTATTTTCAGTATCTAAAGTGCGTTCATACACCAGCTTTACATCATCAGCAATTCGCACATCTGCATTTTTATCAAATTGTTTTCCATCAGGATAGATAAAATATACGAACGCTTGAAATGCCCTACCTCGAGCAGAATTAATAGCCATCGTGAATGGATCGGTCACCTGTTGAGGCTCACCTCCAGAGGAAGTCTTTGATGTTGCTGTTTCCAACTCCTCATCAGCAGGAATAGGATCCTGATATGTAAGAAGGTAAGAAATTATTTCAAGGAGAGAATTACGGTGTGTCGCAAAGTCTATTGGCAAACTGTTGTTCTCTTCTTTCAAAAGTAGCTGTACCACATCGCCAATTGCTGAATGAACGCTATCCCAACCCGCAAGCCACGAATCGCCCGACTCACGTTCACGACGACCAATCTTAAATGGTTCGTCTGTACCCGATTTACCGATGGCTAAGCAAGTAGTTACAATCGGTGCCCAATCGATTGATTGTGCGAGCGGACGATTATTCTTTATCGATTCTTCAATTCCTCTAAAATATGAGTATGTGTAGTGGCCATCAAGTACATCTCTTTCAAAGAATAGAGGTGCATTGTTGACGTAATCCTGAAGTCGCTTTATAGCACCATTACGGACCAAATCGCCCGCACCTTCAGCATTGCGCGGATTCAAGAAGTCATCGTTCTTGTATGTCTCACGTAACTGCTTTGGTGACCATTCACTACGAAGTTTTTGTGCAATGACACTTAAAGTGAGTACATCGTACTCGTTCTGACTGATTGGACCACGAGTATGTACCATACCACTCGTCACTTGCCCTACCGAAGGCGTCGGCTCATAGTCGGAAATAAAAGTAAATCCTGCTGTGATAGCTCGTTCTTTTTGCGCTTCGGTAAGCTGACCTTGAACCATAGTGAGTAACTCAGAACCATGGCGTATATGCCAATTCTGGTCAGGATTTTCTTTTTCCTTTCGAAGAAAATATTCAATTACATTAGTTACATATGAATCTTTATCATCGGTAGATAGTGTATGAAAACCTTTTTCAAGTGCTTTTTCATACTCCGTGTCGGACATGATTTCGTGATATTTTTCAACCTCGAATAATCTGAAGTACGCGGCATGTAATTCATTTGCAAATGCTTCAGGGCAAAGACTAAGAACGTACAATCTGAAACGCCACATTGCTCGGCTATTTGGCAGTGATTGTATGTATTGTTGGTAGTAACGATGCACAGATGTTTGGTCAGTACAATTCCCAGCAATTAATCTGTCGACTAGTGTCTTTATGACAGCCATTAGCTCGCGTACATCGTCACGATACGAAAGTGGCTTCTTGCTATCCAGCTCAAGAGCAAAGAAATCGACATCGAAAAGATAGAAGCTATCATGTATCAAAAACACTTCGCCACCTTCAGCATCACCACCAAGAACAACAATCTTGCGAATAATTTCCGAAACTAACGCGAGCGTTTCCTCCAACACTTCGTCAGGTGCATTCGCTAAAAAATCAAATACTTTCGTATGAGAAAGCTCATTGAAGTAGAATGGATTTGTTGACCCATAGCGGAAGTCCTTATTCTCACTCTCTTCTTTTGGCTTGATTGCAAGCACACAATCCGCCAGCATTAGAAGCGTTTTGTAATCTTTTGCCACAACAAGAACTTCAAAAATCTTCTCATACTCGAAGCCCCATCGATTGTACTTTTCCATTAATTGCGTCCATTTCTGTTTATGGATTTTGGGCACAACCTGAGCAAGTTGCGGTTGCGGTAGCACCTCACAGATACGAAGAATTTGATCTATAAGCTCAGGTCTAAATTTTTCAGCTGTTGTGGCAAGATCATTATTTAAAATAATCGCGGTAGCTTTTTCGGGTACTTTTTCTGCAACTTTCACAAAGTATGAAATCTCAGGTGTGCGATAACCATAACTATCTAGAGTGTCTGGTGCTTCTTTGAGTAAAGCAAGAAAACCATTTTCCCAAAGCCAGTCTAACCATTTTTCATCGGCGATAGAATAAAAATACTGACGCGCATCAAAATTATCTGAAATTAAGGCAGTCAGATCACTAGCAAGGGCGTGGGATAAATCTCCCTGTAGGAACTCGTCTATTCGTTTGTGAATTTCGAGTTGTCTCATAGATATCCTAGTAAGATTAGAAGACCATCCTCAAAAATTCGGATTTGTGCTCGAAGTGATGCATGATCGTGAGACGCGCTGTTCATGAATGTGCGTATTTGTTCAAAAGAAGTATCCATTGCATTTAGGTTTTCTGGCAATGGTGTAGTTGTTCCGTACGTTGTTCTTTCTCTAAGTACAGGGACGACATCAAGAAACGCAGCGTGATATTCAGAAGCACAAACTTGCGCACTATTGTTATTCAAATGGACAACCGCATTTTGGTACCTTCCTGCAAATGAACTATTCACATTTTGTCTTGTCAGAACCTCCTGAATCTTTTGGAGGATGTGTGCCTGATTTACATCAAGAGATGCAGTGAGTGCAACTGGCTGGGGAACATTGGGCCCTAGGATTTCTTCAGGTGTACCTATTCGCGGTTGCGTCCCAATAGTTACCCTCGCACCTGGACTATTATTAACCGTCGCAAGTACTCCATTTTGACCTTCCTGCCTTAGCGCATCACGTTGAGCTGTTTGAGGCACAGCGTTTGGACTATCCACAACCTGCGTCCCTTGATTGCCGTCGCCCTCTTGTGCGAGTTTGGTCTTATATTTTTTCTTTAGTGTGACAGTGGTATATGTACCTCCACCCCCAATCAGAAGACCAAGCAAAAACTCCCACCGTTCAAATATAAAAGTGAGTGTATCTAAAAGAAGTTGCGCGGATTGGTAATCGTCTTGCATGAAAATAGCATGATGTTTGCTTCATGCTATTTTACACCTTTTCATGAAGAAATATAGTCAATATTTAAGCCAAAACATTGCTATTTTTGATGATTTCAGACAGTACGCCGATGAACTCTCTCACTCTAGGTAACCACTCCTCTGGCATAACGCTCGGTCGTAACTCTTTGTAATTTTCAGGAAACAAGAAGCCAATTACTTCTAGCTTCTCACTGTATTTTTCGACAAGAGAATCGTCCACCCTCGCTGTCCACTCAAAGTTGAATGCGAGTCTTTTGTCGGTCGAGAGCGTGAATAGTGAACGCTCGCAGACATTGCCAAAGATGGGACTGAACGAACCATAGGAACCAGTGCCAAAACGAAGTTCAGTAGCGTGCTGTTTTGAGAAATTGTATATCTGCTCGAAACCTTTGTACTCTTCTAGTGTGAGTCTTTGTTTTGCGTCCTCAAGTAGTACTTCCTCTGTCCACTTTCTACGTGCACCCTTTGCAATTGACACTGCAATGTCTTTCTTTACCTCAGTGCCAAAGATTTTAGGAATGATAATTTCGTGAATGTCGTGTTTGTAGTATTCGAACTCGACGGCATAAATATCGAACTGGCTATTCTGATTCACATACAAGATGAGATCTTTGAGGCGGTCGTCGAGCTTGTCCATGAGAACAACAAAATGGAATACTCCGTTGTTGAGGTTGGTGCGTGCTTTATCAATGATTGCATCTACATCGACAGTTTCAAGTTCAAAAAATTCAGCAATCTTTTCTGCGGTGCGTAGTTTGAAAACTTGTTGCGTATGCTCGTCTAGTGTTCCGAGAAACTCATTAAAGTCATTTGAATGTTTCCAGAGTGCCGCTCCATAGTCGAGAGATTGAGCAATGACTTTTCGTTTGTCGGCATTGGCATAGAGCTTTGTTTCAACAATATATAATTCACCATACTTATCGATACCAATCGCATCAATGGGACCACTATTTGTTGGAAACTCGCGTGCAAGTATTAAGAGCTGGATATCCTCTTTGATTTCGTAGAGCGGGATACTCTCAGGATTTTCGTAGATGTACTTTTGTAAATAGTCTTCTCTATCGATTGAAGATTTTTCTACCTTAACGGCTTTACCGCCGTTAGAGGAAATAATGATAGCCATATTAGTTGGACGGTTTTCTAATAATGCGTTCAGTCGGGTAGCAAAAAGCTCCTAACCAGGCCGACACGCCCCGTAAGGCAATGCCCATACCCCTTTCGAGATATGACCGTCCAAAGTAGCTCTGATTAGGATCTTTTTACTTTGGACGGATTTGCGACCATATCCTCAAGAAATTCTTGAGGGGTTAGGTCTGAATATTCAGTTGTTCGAGGACAATAATAGCAAAATTTCTGCTATCCGTCTGTACCTTAGCTTAGATTCTGGGTCTTGCGAAGCCCTCGTTACCAACACAAACCATTGAGTATTGATAAGCCATTTTGGCTATCCCCATAAGGTTTTATTGCAAAGCGTCAGATAAGTACTATGCTTGTATGTAGCAGTTCGTCGAAAATAGAAACTACTTACCTTTGCGCCATAACAAAATGAGGCGACGGGATATGAGAACATATCCTAGGAGTCAGGACAGTTGCCGGATACCGACTAGAACTTAGTCTGTAATCAAGGGGTCATTGATGAAGATAACTATACAACCATAACTGGTTGCTGTTGTTGCATTCATCAAATATCTCTCTCGGGCTTGAAACGCAAAAACACCAACCATACAGGTTGGTGTTTTCGTTGGACTGATTAACAAATAATCAGACAACATCATGTCCAAACAAAAGCTCGAGTGGCGCACTGAGCGTCGCAAGGTAAAGGATCTTATCCGTTACCAGAAGAACCCACGGAAGTTATCAGAAGCACAGTTGGACGGACTAAAGCGGAGCCTAAAGAAGTTCAATCTCGCAGAGTTGCCTGCCATCAATACCGATGGAACGCTCGTTGCTGGAAATCAGCGTGTCTTAGCTCTATCGCTTCTTGGTCGAGAAGACGAGGAAATCGAAGTGCGCGTACCAAACCGTCAACTCACCGATGCAGAGTTTCGTGACTATCTTCTTACCTCAAATAGGTCTGGCGGTTCATGGGACTTCGAGAAGCTTTGTGAGGACTTTAGTATAGACGAACTGCTCGTCGCAGGGTTTGATTCGTTCGATCTCTCAAACATTTTCGACGACAACCTCGAAGTGAATGACGATGAATTTAATGAGGAGGAAGAGATTAAGAAGGCTCAAGACACTGACATCAAATTAGGCGACTACTTCGCACTCGGACGACATCGGTTGCTTTGCTCTGATGGCACTAACCCAGAGAACGTAAAGCGTTTAATGGCTGGAGCGACTGCCGACATGGTCAACGACGATTTGCCGTTCAATATCGGACTCTCCTATGACAAAGGTGTCGGGAACAAAGCGAATTACGGAGGAACAACCAACGACAGCAAGTCAGACGACGAATACGAAGTGTTTGTGAAAACAGTGATGCAAAACGCACTGTCAGTTTCCAAGCCAGATGCGCACCTGATGTTCTGGTGTGACGAACGCTATGTGTGGCTTTTCCAGATGCTCTATCGAAAACTTGGCATTGATTCCAAGCGTCTCTGTGTCTGGATTAAAGACAATCAATCACCGACTCCCAAGACTGCCTTCAACAAGGTCACTGAGTTCTGTGTGTACGGAACAATTGGAAAACCGTATCTCAACGACAAGCTCAAGAACCTCAATGAAATTCAGAATAAGGAAGTCACTACTGGCAACCGACTCACCGATGACATTCTCGATCTCCTGAACATCTGGCTTGTGAAGCGTTTGCCGAGTTCTGAGTATCAGCATCCAACACAAAAAAGTCCAACCCTCCACGAGAAGGCACTTCGCCGATGTACTCGTGTAGGTGATGTCGTGCTCGACTTAACTGCTGGTTCAGGGAGCATTCTTTCGGCGTGTGAGCAACTGAAACGGACAGCGTATCTCAATGAAATGGAACCAGTCTTTTGTCAGGTGATTATTAATCGATTTAAGCTAATCAACCAACATGAACAAGTCATCAAGCTCAATTAATTACGGTGAGGTATATCGACTTGGGAATCACTTGCTCTTGTGCGGGGATTCACGAAACAAGGTCATGGTCGCAAAGCTTATCGACAAGCTGAAAATCAAAGCAGTGATTATCGACCCCCCGTACGGCGTAGCAGTAACTGAGAGCAAGGAGGGATTCCAGACGCTAGCGAAGAATAAAGTGGTTGCGAATGACCATCTGCAAAGTGATGGCGAGTATCAGAAGTTTTCCCATGACTGGATTGAAGCCGTCACGCCACACCTTGAACGCAAAAACTCCTTCTATATCTTCAATGCAGACAAGATGGTGTTCGCACTCCGTGAAGGAATGTTAGAAGCAGGACTGAAGTTCGGACAATTGCTTATTTGGGTGAAGACACATGCAGTAATCGGACGGATGGACTATGCTCCTCAACATGAGCTTATTGTCTATGGTTGGTTTGGTGTACACGATTTCGTGAAGTCGAAGGATAAGAGCGTGTTGCTCTGCCCAAAACCAAACAAGAGCAAGATGCACCCAACCACTAAACCGTTGGATTTGATTCGTCGTCTTGTACTCAACAGCACACGTATTGGAGATGTGGTGTATGACGGCTTTCTTGGGAGCGGTACGACTCTCCTAGCGTGTGAGCAGACCAAACGCATCTGCATTGGTGTTGAACTAGACCCTGAATACTGCCAGACGATTATTGATAGGTTCGAGAAGTTAACAGGTATCAAAGCCGAACGGTATGAGTAGGCGTGAGACTATTGTTGCTCGACAAACCAAACTTAAGGAAGCGTTCCTTGAGCAACTTAAACGTACCCCCACTATTGAGACAGCGTGTCAGAAAGTTGGTATCGCGCGAGCGACGGTGTACCGCTGGATTAACGGTAACAAGCGATTCAAGAAAAAGGTCGAAGACGCACTCACTGAGGGCAGAACGTTTATGTCTGACGTTGCCGAAAATCAGCTCTTCTCACTTATTGGTGAGAAGGAATTCCAAGCAATAAAGCTCTATCTCTCAACGCATAACCCTCGATACGGCAATAAGCTCGAGCTATCTGGTTCTATTGCAACCAAAGATGAACCACTGACAAAGGAACAAAAGAAACTGATTCGTGAAGCACTCCGACTCTCAACGTTACGTAACTATGGCAAGAAAAAAGAAAAGTAAATCGGAGGCACTCTTCGACAAAGTCCTTACGGACAAGGTGATGCGAAAAGCGCTTGCGCGTGAGAAGTTGGAATACTTCTTTCCTATCTACTTTCATCGATACATGCAGTACGAGACTGCGGACTTCCACAAGGAAATCTTTGAGATTCTTGAGGACGATGCAGTCAAGCTAGCTGTCATTTGTGCCTTCCGAGGTTCTGCTAAGTCGACCATTATTACGACCGCATATGTACTGTGGTCTATTCTTGGTATCCAACAGCGGAAGTTCATTGTGATTATGGGACAGACGGAACAGAAAGCCCGACAGTATCTCCTCAACATCAAGAACGAGCTGATGCATAACGAATTGCTCAAGAAAGACCTTGGACCATTTGAAGAAGAACGTAACAGTTTGGGCAACGCTACAGCTCTTATTATCAAGAAGCTCAATGTGAAGATTATGATCAGCTCTGTTGAACAGAGTATCCGTGGTATGCGACATGGAGAACATCGTCCTGACCTCATTATTCTAGACGACATTGAGGATACGAACTCGGTGAAAACCAAAGAAGGTCGTGACAAAACATTCAACTGGCTAACCAGTGAAGTTATTCCTGCGGGAGACAAACGTACTCGTACTATTGTGGTCGGTAATTTACTTCACGAAGATTCTGTCATCAAGCGACTGGAGGAAAAGATTAAACGTGGCGAACTGTCTCACCTCAATGCTATCTACCGTGAATACCCCATCATGGATGAGCAAGGAAACGCTCTCTGGGCTGGGAAGTATCCGACACCAGAAGATATTGAAGCGGAGAGACAAAAGACGATGAGCGAGACTGCATGGTATCGGGAGTATCTTCTTAAGATTATTTCAACTGAGGAACAGGTGGTGCGACCAGAGTGGATACAATTTTATAACAAAGTTCCTCATACGGGTTTCCGTAGTGTGGCTATTGGAATCGACCTTGCTGTCAGTGAGAAAACATCCGCAGACTGTACTGCGATGGTAGTCGGTCATATCTACGGGGTTGGGAAAAATATGCAGGTATACATACAGCCGAATCCTATTAATCAGCGTGCCCCGTTTCCTGTACAGGTAGAACTTATCAAAGCACTCATTGCTACACAGAAACAAAAACACTGGCGAGTGAAAGTGTACGTTGAAGAGGTAGCGTACCAACAGGCGATGGTGCAATTGCTCCAGAGTGGCAAATACGATGTTGAGGGTGTACCAACGGGACGGACTGACAAGACTGCACGACTTCGCCTCGTTACCCCTTTTGTGAAAGAAGGACGTGTACTGTTTCCAGAGACTGGATGCGAAGAACTCATTATGCAGTTGGTTGGATTCGGGAAAGAGAAACATGATGATCTTGCTGATGCATTTGCCATGCTCATACTCAAGGCGATTGAAAGTAACCCCAGAGGTGGTACAGCTGGAGTCTTTGCTAACGGTAAGCGTTTTGATGCCATTTAGTTGCCAACTTAGGGAGTCTGAGGCGCTCTAGACTCTTGAGGAGGTTTGCGTCATTGATTGGTGTATGGAAACAACACAAGCGCCAGCGGTGGGTCTGGCACAAGCAGTAGACGCATCAGGGATTAAATACTGCCTCTATGCTCGTAAATCAATGGAGCAAGAGGACAAGCAAGCATTATCAATAGAATCGCAGGTGCGAGAAATGCTCGCTCTTGCAGAGCGAGAAGGGTTGAACATTGTCGAGATCAAACGAGAATCACACTCTTCCAAGGAAGTAGGTCAGCGACCTGTATACAACGAACTAATGGCAGAGATACGACAGGGCAAGTTCAACGGAATACTTACATGGGCACCAGACCGTCTCTCACGAAACGCTGGTGACCTCGGAAGCGTAGTGGATTTGATGGATCAAAAGCTACTCCATGAGATACGAACTTACGGACAGAAGTTCACAAACAACCCCAATGAAAAGTTCCTCCTGATGATACTTGGATCTCAAGCCAAGCTTGAAAACGACAACAAGATGGTGAACGTGAAGCGTGGACTACGGGCACGGTGCGAGATGGGTCTCTGGCCTTCAGTACCCCCAACTGGATACCTGAGCCACTCAGACAGAAATAGAAAGTGCGAGGTGGTACTTGATGAGCAACGAGCTAATGTTATCAAGCAGATGTTTGAAAAAGTAGCATACGACGGATGGTCGGGGCGAAAGCTATTCCGATGGCTCAAGGATGATATACGATTCAAGACGAAGAATGGAAAGCCACTAACGCTCAGCAATATATACATCATCCTCAAAAGTACCTTCTACTACGGCGAGTTTGAATACCCAAAAGGTGGTGGACAATGGTACGTCGGGAAGCACGACCCTATCATCACCAAGGATTTATACAATCAGGTACAAGGCAAGATAACGAGCGACTATGCGGTGAGAGTGCAAGATAAGGAGTTCGCCTTCACAAAAATGATTACCTGCGGACTGTGTGGATCAGGTGTGACTGCGGACGAGAAGTTCAAACAATTGAAGGACGGAACAACAAACCGTTATGTCTACTACGGATGCACAAAATTCAAAGATAAGAATTGCCCATGCGGATACCTCCGAGAAGAAGAACTGATTGAGCAACTCGCAAACATATTCGACACGGTGTCACTCGATGAGATTGGTATGAAAGATAAAATCAAAGCTGAAATTGAATCACACAACGAGTTCCAAGAGTCGGTACTCGGGCAGAAATCAGCAAAAGTGAAGGTTCGAGAGGTAGACATTAGGAACTATGCAAAGCACATTCTGCGGAAGCGACCTATATACGAGAAGCGTGAGTTACTCTGCCATCTACGAAGCAAATTGGTACTTAAAGAGAAGAGACTAAGTCTTATCTAAATTTATTTCTGAGAATAGTGAAAACAATTTGAAAAAAGATCCTCCTTCTTTTCTTCAACCACACTACGAATGACCGTAACAATATCTTCTGTATCTTTGGGATAGAACACGCCTTGTGGTCGTACCACGAAAACACTCGCGTCTTTTGAATGCTCTTCACACGCCATGTCACTCTGGTCATATTCTCCTTTAAAGGTCTCAAGATTTTTTAACTTAGGTATTCAATTATTTTTTTGCAAAATTGGTAATCGGTTTCCGTAGTGTATTCGTACCAAACTCACCACATACGATGCGAGTGTAACTGCACCCATCGCAATACCTACACTACCAACAACATCTATGCTGTGATGTACATTTGCCAGTACGCGAGAAATGCCAACGCCGACAGCAAGTATCGCAAGTACTACTCCAAGAACTTTATTCTCCGTGTACACGAGGGCAGAAATTGTGGCAACCAGGAGTGTGTGCTCCGATGGAAAACCATTGTCGGGTATATGAGCAATGAGGGGTTGTATATTTTCAACCACAAAAGGACGAGGGTTGGAAATGAATAAACTAGCAAGTCGTCCCAGTAGAAAGGCTACAGGGAGTGCCACAATCACTCTTCCTACAAAGATAATTCTTTTGTGCGTAGGTAGTATCAGAAGAAATACAATTCCCGTCAGCACAATGCCTACGTGTAGTTTGGTTGCGAAGAAAACAGTGATTGCATCCAT